CATATACCTGTCTTTCAGTATCATTTTACCTGCTGTTGTCAAGAGGTCATCGCGTGAGTAGTCAATATTTATTTTCATTTTTTCTCCTTTAAGAAAGTTTTGTTTGTTGAGGGACGAGCTTTGTATTGTATCACACTTACCTAAATGTGTTCAAGTGCTTTAGGAAAAACAACACCATCTTTTACTTCGATGTATCCTGAATCTTCCATAGCCTTGACAGTTTGTTCTAGTTCGCCAGGGTTAGGTATCTTACGTAGCAACTCCCTCTTGAATTTCTTAAGGTGTACATACTTGTTACCATTAGATGACATGGTATTCTTAAACCATACCCCCATTTCCTGTGCAATTTTACCTGTCCTACCCATACCAAATCCTGCTAATGCTTTAGGCATATGTTCTTCTACTTCAAACATCAGGTCTTTAGTACGTTGCCACTGATCCCATGTTATAATCTTACTAGCACTACTAGAAGCTGACACAGATAAAGCTATCTTAATGAAGTGAGATACTCTACGTTGAGTGTACTCAGCTAGGTTGGGGTCAGTAGGTTCAGGCGATAAGCCGCCCTCTATATCTAAATTAATTTTATCAAATGCAAGAGGGTCAAACTTAGCTGGTCCATACATCTTAGATATCTGTGACAAGTCTTCTCTTAAATTTACTACAGTCTGATCATCAATTCTTTTTTGTAAAAGAGATTGAGGAATCTTTGGTCCGTCATAGAACACAGGAATAATTCTTGATAGTAAACCTTGAGACCTTGCATCCTCAGGTAAGTTATCTACGAACTGCTCAGGTGTAGCACATGCTATCCAATTTAAACACGGTCCTTTAATAATATATTCACCTGATGTTTTAGTTTTATGTGAGTACTCTTCTTTACTATCCCACATATCTGTAAGAAACATTTGTAAATATCTCTCATGTCTTGATAAGAATGTACCAAGTTCAGACGTAACTAATGTCATAGACCCATCATAAAATTCATCAGTAGGTGTAGACAATCTCATATCCCAACGAGAAATCTTACACATGTCAACTGCTAATTTTTCTGGCGTGATTCTATCTTGTATTAAATACAAAGGATAGTCTCGCATACCATACTGATCTAAGCCTGCATTGAATTGTTCATGGTCAGGTTGTGATCCAGGTGGTGTAGTTAGTTTAGTAAATACTTTACTATATGGTAGGACTAAGCTAACAGATTTGTTACGACCAGGCCCAGCAATCATGACAACGAATATATTAGATCGTATATCGTAGTTCGCCATAGGAAACCAGACACGCCTACCTAATGCACCAGCTACTGAAGAAAGCGCAGCCCATCTCCTAAAGATTTTAGGGATAGGACTATCAGCACTAGCCTCAACGCATGCGTCTATGTAATCTTTATATATTCTAGTCATGCTTCTCCCATACTTTTAAGTCTTTCCATGAGTTACCTACTTCAGCAACTGATGGTATAATTAATTCACGATCACCCATCTTTATTGGGTTAGTCATACAGTTAATAATCTCAGGCATAAGTTCATCAACTCTATCCGTAGGTACTTGACCTAAGATAGCATCGTGAACTTGCCCAAGAACTTGTACCCCTCTACCTTCCAGCTCATTCCACACACGGTAGAGCCCTACGTTTAATAGATCTCCGATGGTAGACTGGGGTACATAAGCAATGGCTTCACGCAAGGTCGCGGCATCATTGAGTCGTCCCCAAAATTGCCTGCGTCTACCTAGTGGTGTTACCAGTGCCCCCTCCTTTTCTAACTCTTGTAGTACTGTGTTGTGCCAGTTACGTACACCAGGAAATGCTCCATCAATACGCAAGTACTTAATCTTGTCACCAAATTCTACACCATAGGAAGCAAGTTCATCGAACCCACCCTTAGGGTCTTGAGTATGCCAACGTGACACAGTTTCTACGGGGATAACACCTCCGTAGTATAGTAGTTGAAACCTTGTGGCATGTGAGATTTTAATTTTTAAGTGTCTGCCTAATGATGTAGCAGATAACCCATAGTTAGTACCATGACCAGCTCTCTTACACATGTCCCTGTATGTGAAGTGTAAGTAGAAAATCTTATCAGCCAAGGCACGCTCTTGTTTTGGGTCACCACTCCACCCCATATTGGGCCATACCATTTTAACAACAGTAGTATGTAGGTCACCACTCTCACATGCATTGATATATCCTTCGTCTCCTGTGATGTATGCAACAACACGAGACTCTGCTTGCTCTAAATCCGCATAGAACATAGTCATACCCTCGTCAGGTATGAAGATAGATCGTAAGTCTTTTGTAATATTTTGTAGGTTAGTACCTGTACCCCAAGGAGATTCAGATGATGACCATCTACCTGTCTCGGTGCCAGCTACATTGTATGAACAACGTATGCGATTGTCTTTATCTCTAGTCGTTTGTAGTACGTTGAGTTGTTTATCAATGTCACGTAGTGCCATGATTGTATTGCAGAAAGGACGTGCTCTAGGATATTCAGAACGTAAATGTTCTAGCGCTTCCCTATCTGTAGAAACTTTCTGTTTACCTTTTTTGTATGCGATAACAGGAGGCAGATTTAAATGCGTGTAAAATAAATCCATCAACTGTTTAGGCGAGGCATGATTAAGATCTTTACCTACTACCGCGTTAGCAAATAGATTAAGCATGCGCTCTAATTTAATCCTCTTATCTTTGAGAGGGGCACGCATTTTCACAACCTTATCGTCATCCACACGCAAGCCGCGTAACATCATAGCCATCGCAGGCTTAAGGCTATCTAATTCAAATTGATATGTCTTGTTGGATTCTTCGTCTAATTCTTTTTTAATCTTCTGCCATATCTCTAGAGTAACAGCGCAATCTAATGCGCAATAAGTCCAAAGAGTTTGTTCAGAATCAAGTTCAATATTCTGTATGTCTACGTTCTTTATTATCCTCGCCATTGCTTTTGTCTCCCATGTTAATTTATCTGTAGTCGCGTTCGATAATCATATCGATATAGTGTTTAGCTTTTTCTAAGTCTTCCTTACCACCTTTGAAACTGTGACGGCAAATGTATTTTAATGCGTTGCCCTCTGCGAAAGGTAGTTTGTTTTCATTAGTAAAGTGTGCAGGTTGTATCACAAAATTTTTATAGTGATCGCCTCCCACTTGTTTATCTAAGCTAGTGTATGTGTATTTATCTGTAGAGCTCATCTACTCCTCCTATAATTTTGTATACCTCTTCCCTCACTTCTCTGGCATTGAGCTCAGCATACTCACAGACTAAACTGAAGTCTTTTGACTTGCCTCTTAACCATATCTTTGCTTTCTCTTTATCCACTTGTGCCTCTCTTGACTTACTGTTCGTTAAAAAATCTATCAATGCCTGATCTATTACAGCCCTCCACAGCCGAACTTGACTTTCGATAGTTACTAATTCATGTGGTATTAGCAACTCCGAAAAATACGGAGCGCGTTTCATTTGATGTTATCATTCTTTCCTAGTACTTTTAGAAAACGTAGCCATAGTTTTCCAAGCACCCTCGTTAGTATAGATAGAGCCTAAGTAGCCCAATCCTTTTTGTTGTTCTGGCTGTAGTGCATGTTGAGCATGCATCGTATCGTGTACTAATCCTGCTACACGTATGCCTTTCTTATATTGTAACCACGAGACATCATAGGTTTGATTCTGTGCTACCTTAGTTATGTTTTCATTTTCTAGTACTCCTTTAACCCATGCCCATGCTTGTAGTTCTTCATCATAGTCATGCCAATAGTTTTTTAATATTTGTCTGTCATCTCTGAACGGTATTACAATAGCGACGCGATCGCTAGGAGCAAAACCAATGCAAGTAATGTCACCTGAAGCGGTCTCGATGTCGAAACTGAGAGGAACATCACTGTTATCTTCTCTGATATGTAGTTCGTAAAATTGTTTAAGGTCTTTAATAGTTGGTTCAATCCATAACTCTCTTTCTATAGTTGTTATTTCTTTTGATTCAGATTCTAGTAATGCTTTCTTTATATCGGCAAGTACCACTGGTCTGAAGTCATAGTTTCTTACTATGGCACTAGGGCTATACGTAGGAAGTACCTTGATGTCCTCACTTAAAGTTTTAGAATTTAAGATCGTCCCCCTGTATGTACCTACTTTGTCTAGCCCTGTTAGCGCCCATAATGCCAAGCCACCCATAGCAATAATGATATTAGGTTGCGCAGCACTAAGCTCGTTTGCTAGCCTCTCGATCTCAGGTTCTTTATCTTCCGTGAGATATCCAAACCCGCTAACAGAATATTTACTACGCCAGTCTGTTGTCTTGCACAACGCCTTGTAGTTGGCGCGATTGTGGAAGAAGTGTGCTGGGTTTTCTTGAGCGGGTTTATATGAGAGAGCGTATGTGAGCAAGCAGTTCTCCACACCTATGCCTAGTATCTCGACTAGCTGATGGAACATTCTACCAGCAGAGCCTGTCATAATCTCACCTAGTCTGGCTTCCTCATTAGTGGGGAAGTCAAAGACGAAGGC